ATGTGTTTATCCCATAAAAAAAGGGGGGCGCTTTCGCGCCCCTCTAATTAATCAACCACGTATTTTATGGTTAGCTCGATTGTGCCAGTGCCAGCAGCACCGCCCATCGTCACCGTTACAGCCACACCATTACCATCAGTGTCTGTCTCTGTGCCGGAGCCCAAAGCCAGTGTTGCTAAAATGTCTACCTTTTGTGCAGATGTAGACGCAGCTGCAGCTTTAAAAGCTGCTGCAGATGCACTAACCGCTGTACCAGCTGCATTTGTGTGTGCTGCTGTTCCAACGCTTAATGTTGTTGATGACCCTAGTGCATCATGCGCTAAAGATCCTTCCAACAAACGTGCGCCATCTGGCAAGATAAACATCTCAATCACATCACCTGATGCAAGTGAAGATGCTTCGTAAACACCGTGAGCGACACGGATACGACCGCCTAGCTCATTAGCTTTATTCATTGCTACTGGTGTTGCTCGATTGTTAGTGCGTTGTGTCGAATAAACTGTTGCCATTTCTCAATCTCCTTATGATTCAGTGCAAGCAATTTCGACTACCTTTACCTCTTCCATTCGGGTTGCCCCAAGGGTCTGGCAGTAGTAAACTTGCGTTGCGTAGGATTTGTCGGCACGTTCATCGATCTTAGCCATAGGCTCTTTGCCCATTGCCATTTTCACACCGTCTTGAGCAAAACAAATAACCTGGCGGTTACCGTTTCCATCTGTAGTCAAGCGATTGCTTGTGATGAAATTAAATCCCATAAATGAATTTATTTCACCTTGAGCCAACGCTTTTACGGTGTTGAAGTCTGATGACTTAACCTCTGTTGTGTTCAACAAATCAGATACTTGTTTTGGTGAAACAACAATTGTGCGTGTTATCGATGGATCTACAGATGCAGCATCCAACGTTTCTTTTGCGCTCAATAGTTTTGCCACAGTTAGACCAGCTGAACCATGTGCGATTTTCTGACCAGCTGGTAGTGCAGTTGATGTACCACCGTCTTTGCCAGTTTGCGCTGTACCTAGTGCCGCTGCAATGATTTCATCGTCCATTGCTCGACCCATCGCAGCAGCCGCAGCTCTGCCATAGGTTGATGTTGGATCGATAAGCAAACGAACTTTATCTTGCTCATCAATTAAGTCAGCCCACTCATAGTCTGACATGGTGACCATTCTACGAGTGTGTGGTGTTTCAACAAGTGGTGTGTCGGCATGGCGGCTTGTTCTTTTTACCGCTGCTGATGACCCCACTTGATCAAAAAAAGCTTTCTCGCCATTCACGCTTTCTACGTCTACTGCATCACGCAGCAGCGAGCCCATTTGCTGTGATAGCATTTGGATGTTCGCAGAAAACTGATTGACAAAAGCTGTATCAATTTGAGTAGACATACGTCTCTCCTTTACAGTTTCAGTTTCAATTTAGGATTGCTGCGCTTGGTTATCTCTTGCGAGGCCACGCTTACTGCTTGAGGCAGTCACTCTGCATGTCGCACATGCTTGCCGTGTGGGTCTTTCGATTATCCACGTATCACGATGCCGCTTGGAAAAGCTCCTGTACTTTTTGCACGTAAGCATCATGTTCTGGGTGTCTGGCATCCGTGTATGGAGTGCCAGGACGCATTATTTCTTTAAGTTCTTGTTTTGCTTGCTCTGGTGTCATTATGAGCTCTGACGTTTCCCCTACGAGGTTGTCTTCGCCCATTTGCTCACCAAGTGCTGCAAACATTTTTATAATCTCTGGATGATCGCCAAGTTGCCGACCATCTGCCATTGTCTCAGTAAAAAACTGATTGTTTTCTATACCGCCTAGCAATGTATTAGCAGCTGACTGTGCCAGCTTAATACGTTGATCTGTGGCTTGCCCCCACTCTGCTTTTAGCGCAGCTACACCTTCATCAAAGGCTGCTTCAGCTCTGGCTTCGTGATCGCGCTCCATTGCGGCATTTTCATTAACAAAATACGCTGCAATTTTATCGAACTGCCTAGGCGATAGACCAGCCTCAAATACAGCTTGTTTAAAACCGTTTGCCTGTTCTTCGCTTAGTATATTATCAAAATCCGCAACATATGACGTTGTGTCTTGTGGACGCCCTGTTTTGCTATAGAAATCAGACCATTGATCGTCTGTCCAGCTGTCTTGTGGCACACCGATTTTATCCGTGCCAATCATAGACTCTAGGTTTACATAGCCTTGTGCTAAACCAGGCACGTCTTTAAATTTCATCATACCAGGCGCATTACGCAAATTTTCTGGTAGACTGTCTCTAAAACTAACTTCTTCTACTGCGCTTTCCGCTACAGCTTGTGTTGCGACTTCCTGAGATCCAGTGTCTTGGATTGCCTCTTCGCTCATTCGGGTTCCTTCCCTTCGGTCAGCATACGGACAATCAGCAGCACGGCTGCGCGCTGACCTTCATTAAATGCACTATTGTATGGATTGTCCGAATACGTGGTTGTCTCAAAGCCAAACCGTGCCTTGAGGTCACTTAGTACGATCTCGCCATCTTCACTGTTAAACGTTCTGCGATAGGCGAGTTTTAAATCTTCTACTTTCATTACTCTAAGTTTTCTACTGGTACGCTACCAGCTGCCTTTATAAATGGCGCTATCTTGTTTGCAGCTTCAGCGCTTTGCATCTGTTCTTGCATTGCCTGTTGCTGTTGTGCGGCCTCTGCTTGCTGTTCCCGGATCTCCGCAACTTCTTGATTACCACGTATAACCCTGGCTGGTAGCCCAGCTGTTTCGACAAGATACTGCACCATCTTATCACCATCGAGGTAGTCCGTTACTGGTGCGACCTGGCTAACTTGCAACAAGATCTCAAAGCCTCGCAGCATTGCCTGGAGCTCTGTAAGTTTTTGCGCTTTCGCTAGGGGGCTTACATATTCAATATCAATTTCTTGGCCTTGTAGCTCCTCAGGAGCTGGTGGGAGGAGGCCAGCCCTGAGAAGCAATGCAAAAGATCGATCAATCAGAGGTTGGAGCAATTCTGCTTGCAAGCGCCCTAAAACAGGACTAAGCAGCCTCATTTTTTCTTCGTTCCGTTGCAACACTTCTGTCGCTGTCATGTTCTGACCCTGACCCAATAGCAGCTGGTCTACATAAAACGCTTGACGTATTGCGTTACGCCTTTGCTCTTCCATGTTTAGCCCTAGTGGGTTGTTGGCTCCGATTTGCAGCGGCTCTAACCTATCTCGCGTTCCTGATCGATAAAAATTGAGTGCACCCGGTGATGTGCGTACTGTGCCAAGAAAACCATCGTCTGGAACCATCAAAGGTGGATCGATTTGCTTTTGTGCAGCCTTAATTGTCGTCTCTGACATTTTGTTAAGCATTTTGACATCAGGCAGTGCAGTCATAGCCGGGGATCTGCCATAAGTGCTTACTGAGTCTTTTACAAATCGTGGTGACATAAACGGCATTTCGTCAAAGCCACCTTCGCTTAACAACTCTCGACCCTCAGCCATATAATATACAGACGCTACTGGTTTATTTTTTGCAAATGCCCCAGTAGCTTCTGCGCGAGGGAAAACAGCATGAACGACTTCATGTTCTTTGTACGGATCATTTTCTACGTCTTTTGCAACTTTCTTAGGCATTGTTGCGTCTGGAAACTGCATTGCAATTGATCGTGCAGTTAATTTAAATTTTCGATAGATCGTATCAACACGACCTTGGCTATCTTCTGAAATACAGATTTCTGCAATATGCCGACAGGCAAACCGCAATCCATCTTTCTCTATGTCTACATAAAAACTACCAGTACCAAAAACCACCAGGTCATAATACAATTCGTGTATTTCTTGCTGAAAGTTAGATCGATTGAACGCTTGGTTCATTTGATCTGTACAAACTTCTAGCCATTCGTTTGCTGCATCATCCCTTTGTAGTGCCGGGTTTCGGTATCGCAAAGAAAACCAAGGCGTACTTGGGCTAGTCAACATACCATGTAAAGAACCAGCTAACAGCTCTACTGCGTGTATAGCTGTGCCATCAAAAATTAATTCTGTGCGTTTGTCACCTTGTGTACGTTTTTTAACAATGTCAGCTTTTCTAGGAAGCATAAAATCAGCTAGTTGTTGCCAATGCTGTTCCCAGTTGCTGCGCTGGTTCTGTAGCGTTTTATATCGCCTATCCAGCTGCTGTACGAGCGGTGTGACTTCAGCCATTACATAATTCCATAACTAGTCATTATTGTTGGTTTCTTTTTGAGCTTGATGCCATCCATTGCACCGCCTTGCGTCCGGCCAGCCATTTTCTGCATCGAACGTTCCAACGGATCTACAGTCATTTGTCCGGGCATACGCGCTGGCTGTGATGACTTCTTACCCATCATACCAGCTATGTTGCGTGGTTTTTTCCTGTCACCTATCATCATATCAAGCGCCTATGAGTGTTTTGCGTCTGTTAAACGGATCAAACTCATCTTCATCATCGCCAGCCAATAACCCTTGAGCCCCACCAGGGTTAAGAATGTTAGACCCCATACCACTTGTCATAAAGCTTATTGCTTCATCTTCTGCCTCACCTACTGATGTGGTAAGCGCAGATGCTTGGTTTTGTTGTTGTGCTGCTGCTGAATTTACTGATGTAGCGGTGTTATCGAAATAATTTGCAATGTCATCTGTCGGGTCTACTTCGCCTTCTTCTTGTCCACCGCCAAAAGTAACATCAGCAATTTCCTCAACGTCTTCTAACGTTTCGTTAGTCTGTTCATCTAAAACTGTGTCTACTGGTTCTTCTGCTGGTTTTTCACCTTCTACAAAATATCCACGTACACCTAAATATGATCTAGCTGCATCTTCACTACTAAACACAAACTTTCTTGCATTTTTTTTACCAGTAAAACCGCTTGTCGTTGCGCCACTTAACTTATCACCACCAAGCGTTTCTATTGTAAATTTATCGCCATCTTGAACAATTCTAACTTCATCGCCCTTTTGAATCTTAATTAAATCTTCATTTATTTCATTGCCATATGCATCAACAGCCATGCTATTTCTCCTTACGCTGCAAACGGATTATAACCGTTGTCAGCATCCCTTTGAGCCGGACGTAGATTGTCTGACACAGCCCGAATACCGACTGCCAAATACCGATAAGCATCCGCGCTATGCGAACTCCAATCATGTACAGGGGTGTTCCTAAAACTACGTAAACGCTCATTATAAGCGCGGTGATACTGACGTAGAGCCTCAAGCCCAGGCTTGC